AATCATGAAACTGTCGCAATGGCGTTCTCAATAACAGAAGAAGCTGTAGAAGATAATCTCTACGACAAGCTATCTGCTCGTTATACGAGAGCACTTGCAAGATCCATGGCTCATACTAAGCAAGTGAAAGCAGCGAATGTATTAAATAATGCGTTTACAGCTGGAGCAACTGCTGGTGGTGATGGTAAAGCCTTATTAGCAACAGACCACCCATTAACAAATGGCGGGACTTTTGCTAACGAGCCAACTGTTGCAGCTGACCTTAACGAAACATCTTTAGAAGATGCTTTGATAAAGATCGCTGGATTCGTAGATGAAAGAGGATTGATAATCGCTCTAAGAGGCATGAAGTTAATTGTTCCAAGACAATTACAGTTTGTCGCAGAGAGAATATTAAACTCTAATCTAAGAGTTGGAACAGCAGATAATGATGCCAACGCTATGAGACAAATGGGAATGTTGCCTCAAGGTTATGTCATCAACGATTATCTGACTGATACAGATGCGTTTTTCATTAAGACAGACGCACCTAATGGTCTCAAGCACTTCGAAAGAATGGCTATGGCAACTGCCATGGATCCAGATTTCGACACAGGCAACATGAGGTATAAAGCTAGAGAGAGATACTCCTTTGGTTTTTCCGATCCTCGTTCATTGTTTGGTTCACCTGGAGCGTAATAAAAAAATTACGTTTTATAAGGGCGACTATTTGCAGTCGCCCTTTTTTTATGTATAATGAAAACAACCTTGACGAAGAATTAACTTCGACATTTGCCAAGACAAGGAGATTAACATGGCTAATACAACTTTTTCGGGTCCAGTCCGTTCCGAGGGTGGATTTAACGTAATCAATAAAGACGGCACAAGTGGTGCTATAACAGAAACTGGGTTTTCAGTTAACTCAACTGGACAACTTGTTTCAATGGGTACAAGAAAGATTCAATCTTTTGTTGGTACTTTAGCTTCAACAAATGCAGCTGATACTGCGTATGCAGACGGTGATTGTCTTGTAGAATTAGGAACATTAAACGTAGATGCTCCAGATGGATTAGTAACACCAAGTAAAATCTTTATTCATAGAGCTTTGATCGGTATTACAACTGCTGCTGGACAGACACTAGCTGGAAACTTGGCATTAAGTTCTACAAGTGGAACTGCTACAAATGCAGCTGTTTCTGGTACAGAAATCGTGGGTGCTGGTGTGACATCATTCAACGAGCAGTTAAGTGCTACACAGTCAATCACAGAGATTGATATTAATTTCAATGACACTGCTGGTAATTATCATATCTTTGTGCCTAATATAACTGCTGCTGTTGCAAATGTTAATTTATATGCAAGAGCAACAACTACAGTGAACGCTGATGTAACTGCTGGAAGATTCACAGTTGAATTAGAATACTCTGTATATTAATAGGAGGAACTGATGGCTGATGCAGTAACATCACAAACCATAATAGATGGTGTGAAAACTGTCGTACAGAAATTTACCAACATATCCGATGGGACTGGTGAATCAGCAGTTGCAAAAGTAGATGTAAGTGCTCTTGCCAAGGGTCCAGACGGAGAAACTTGCACTGGTGTATCGATTGAAAAAATCTGGTGGCAGTGCATAGGTATGAAAACCAGACTGTTTTTTGATGCTTCAACTGATGCTTTTATAATCGAATTAGGTGAGAATCAAAGTGGTTATCACGATTATAGTGGCTTTGGTGGTGTAACTAATAATGCTGGTAGTGGTAAGACTGGTGACATAGTTTTCACAACTGTGGGTCATAGTTCTGGAGATACATATACTGTAACTCTTCAGATGAGAAAGAACTATGACTAGAAAGGCAGATAAACAACCGCCTAAAACTAAAAAATATTTCCGCTCCACTAAGTCTGGAGCGGGAATGACAAAGGCGGGTGTTGCTCGTTATAGAAGAGAAAATCCAGGCAGTAAGTTAAAAACTGCTGTAACTGGTAAAGTTAAACCTGGGAGTAAAGCAGCTAAGAGACGTAAGTCATTCTGTGCTAGAAGTGCAGGTCAGATGAAAAAGTTTCCAAAAGCAGCTAAAAACCCTAACAGTCGTTTAAGGCAGGCAAGAAGAAGATGGAAGTGCTAACTTTGAAGAATATAATTGGTGGACTTATAGGCACTTTGACTGCTACTTTTTTTGTATGGACTGCTTCTACACTTGTAGAGGTTGACAAAAGAACTGCAATTACGGAAGTTAAAGTAAAAGAAAACAACGAGATGATAAAAGTTTTGTGGACAGAATTTGTAAAAAGGAAAGATGATGGCGATCTCGCGGGGTTCAATGTCAAAACAAATTTCCAAACCTGGTGGTAAGAAGTGGAGTGCCAAGAGGAAGAGAAAAATCGATTGCTCACGACCTAGAGGGTTTTCTGAAAGAGCACATTGTGCCTCTAAGAAGAGGAGAAGTAGTAAGAGGTAGTCCAGTTAAATACTGTGTCTACTGTAAGCATAAAAAATGGTCATGTATATGCCATAAAGAAAGGAAAGTATAATGCCAAAAGACGCATGTTATCACAAAGTAAAACGTAAATTTAAGGTATTTCCTTCCGCGTATGCCTCAGGGCACATAGCTAAATGTAGAAAAGTTGGCGCTGCTAACTATGGAAAAAGTAAAAATAAAGCTATGGGCGGTTTGAACACAGCTATAGAAAAAGTAAAAAAACAAACAATGACAGCCAAAGAGGGTAAGGTTGTAAGAATGACCAAAAGAAAGTCTAGTAACAAGAACATAGCACGAGGATGTGGTGCTATAATGGCGGGTAGAAGAAAACAGACAAAGTACGCATAATGGCAGTTAGAAAAACAAAAGCTGGTTTAGCACTTAAAAGATGGTTCAAAGAAGATTGGAAAGATCAGAGAACTGGTAAGAAGTGTGGAAGACAAAAAGGAGAAAAAAGAGGCACTCCTTATTGCAGACCAACAAAAAGAATTTCTAGTAAAACACCAAAGACAGCTTCAGAGATGACAGCTGCTGAAAAACGTAGTAGAATATCTCAAAAGAAAAGTTTAGGACAACCAGCGGGTAAGCCTAGAAGAGTCAAGGCAGTGAGAAGAAGGAAAAAATAAATGGCAACTTCAAGCTCAAGAGATTTTAATTTAGATGTAGCAGAACTTATTGAAGAGGCATACGAAAGATGTGGCTTGGAGATGAGAACTGGTTACGATGCTAGAACAGCTAGACGTTCTTTGAACCTTATGTTTGCTGATTGGGCGAACAGAGGATTAAATCTCTGGACAGTTAAACAAGAAACTCTATCTATAACTTCTGGAACTGCTTCTTATACTCTTTTAGATGCAACAGTTGTGGATTTATTAGAAGTTGTTCTACGAAACAGTAGTGGTACAGATTTTACTTTAACTCAAATGAGCCGTAGTGAGTATCTAAAAATACCTAACAAAGATAATTCTGGACAACCAAGTCAGTATTTTTTTGATAGACAAGTAACTCCTACGATCACATTATGGTCAACTCCAGATACCTCTTATACTTTAGTATTTTACTATGTAAGACGAATAGAAGACGCAGATGCTTTAGTTAATACAACTGACGCACCTTTTAGATTCTTACCTTGCATGGCAGCGGGACTTGCTTATTACATAGCTATAAAACGAGCACCCGAAAGAATACAGATATTAAAAAGTATATACGAAGAAGAGTTTCAAAGAGCCGCAGCAGAAGACGCAAGTAGCACACCTCTTAAGTTAACACCTAATATTTCATATTTGAGGTACTAATGTTTGGTACAACTCCTCTAGCAGTGATAACGAGTAAAGATCCAGATTTTAAAAAAAAGTTAAATAAACTGGCGAAAGAACGTAGAAAGAAAGATGAGTATCTTAAAGGTATAAGAGACATGATGTTAAAAAGCTCAAAAGTTAAAAAGAACATGGGTGGTGTTATGAAAAATAGAGGCGGCACATTTAAAGGAACCTACTAATGGCTCGATACGCAAGTGGCAGATACGCATGGGGATATTCAGATAGATCTGGATTTCGATATCGTTTGCGTGAAATGCGAAAAGAATGGAATGGACTTAAAGTAGGTCCAGATGAGTATGAAGCTAAACATCCTCAATTAGAACCTAATT